GAACTGCTCATCACTGTCAGGGATCATGTGCTGTAGCCACTTTACCTCCTGAAGACACTTCTGGCAGAAGATGGTAAAGTCGTCAGCCCTCTGCTTGGATGCAGAGACCACCATGATCTTGCGATCTGGGTCACAAAACAGGCGCCACAGTGCAAAGGCAGCAGCAATCCAACTCTTCCCCAATCCACGGAAGGCTCTCAGCTGCCTACGATTCGGTCCATACTGGAGGAACCTAGCCATCGCAATCTGAGCCCGTGTCGGGGGTGGCAGACCAAGAAACTTCCACAGCAGCTTGAGGAACAGCTCAAAAGAGCCTTTGAGGCGATCTACAGTGATCATTAGGTTTCAAGAAGTCTTACAGAGTAGTTGTTTGCTCTCACCTGATCTGCACTGTCCCAGGCCCACGTAGCTGGAGCAGCTGTAGCATAGGTGAGTGCAGTTTGAAGGCAATTGAAGTTGCCATCGCCAGCCAAGGTGCCTCGATTCCAGTGAAGCCCACTACCGGCAGCAAAACCACGAAGGGTGGCTGTAGAGCTGTGTCGTGTGCCAATCCAGTAAAGTGTGTCAGCTATAAAGGTAAACGACTGGGAGGATCTCTTGGTGCCATCATCCGTGGTTGTGCTTGCTGTCAGGTTGCCGGTTTCAAAAATAAGAGAAGTTGGTCGTCCTGTAGTTTGATCGGCATTGTAGGCAATAATTTTACATTGTGCAGACGCTACAGCAGCTGTGACTTCAATGCCAACAGCAGATATTACTATATCTCTGATGGGAATGAATGGGTACATGGACAATCTGTTAGCCACACCAATGGAAGTATCGCTAGCTTCGACTTGTACGGTGTTGATCCATTTTTCAGCCGGAGTATCGGGACTGATCATCTCAAATGCAGATCGCAAAAGAGCTGTCCTTGGCACAGAAGTTAATCCAACCGAGAGTAGTGCAGTGTCCGCATCTGCTTGAGCAGCATCAGCTGTGGACTGGGCTGCGTCTGCATCTGCTTGGACCCCAGACACAGCCCCTGCAGCAGCATCAGCAGCAGCCTGGGCAGCATCAGCAGCAGCCTGGGCAGCGTCAGCTGCAGTTTGTGCGTCATTGGCTGCCTCTTGAGCAGCTAGAATGGACAGTGGATTAAATCCTAGATAGGGTATTTGCTCTGACACGTCGTTCCAAAGAGAGGTGATAAGTGGGTTTTAAGGGCCAGGAAGGCGCCTTTGGGAGCCTTGCGGGTAGTATCCCCCTACCACAGGGGTAGAGGGACCTTCCCGGGCCTCCTAGGGGCCTCTCCGGGGGCTTCTACGTCACTTCATCTTGGTCGTGTAGCTCTTACCCTTCCAGGTGAACTGCTTTTGACCGGCTTTGCGGGCCTGCCGGAAGGCGTCATCGAAGCTCTTGCTGTCGATTCCCTTCTGAGTCAGCCGACCAGGGACCTTGGGGCCTTGCTTGGGGCCGGTGGGCTTGCCCTTGAGGGTGCCATCAGCCGTGTTGCGGCTTTGCAGGCCAGCTGCAGCCACAGTTGCGAGTCCACCAACCTTCCCGGCCTTGGCCAGGGTCCCTGCCCGAGCAGCAGAAGCACGAGCCTCGGCCGATTGGGCTAGGGTACGCTTCATCTTGTTCGCAGCGATCTGACTGTTTGGGTTACGAGGGCCAGTGGGGGTGGCATTTTTCTGGGCATTCTTGGTCCCAGGTGCCACCTGTTTGGCCTCACGGGCCAGCTCCTTTCGTGCGGACTGGTTGTAGCTTCCCCACTTCTGAGCATCAGCTCGGTTAGGACCACTTCCCGCACCAGATCCCCGGCCACGGGTTACTTTGGCCGTGGATGTAGGATTTGGTTTGAATTTAGTCTGTGCAGTATTTGATGGCAGCCCTGCCTTAGCTTTAGTCCGACTTCCTGCAAGACCTTGATTTGTTCTACCCTGTGTAACTTTTGGGTTAGAAGCTCTCTGCCTTTGGCTGCGGTTATCCACGGTTGGAGTACGGCCAGCACCACGCCCTGAGGAGGTGGTCTTCTTGGCAGCATCACTAGACCCAGCCTTCGACCGAGCAGAGCGGGTGGAGGAGGAGGTGACCCCCCTCTTGTTGCGTTTCTTGCTGTCCATTTGTCCTCAGGCTACAGAGGTGACAGTTGCGGTGAAGCCAGTACCACCAGTGAGGGTTGCGGAAATCACATCTCCAACGGTGTAGCCACGGCCAGCATTGTTGCCAACTGCCGCAGCAGTTACTACACCAGAAGTACGAGTAACGTTGATGGTAAGCCCAGTACCATTACCACCAGTGGCAGCAGTGTTGGCAGTGGGAGATGTGAAGCTGTAGCCAGATCCACCGGCAGTTACCGCAAGGGTGAGCACCTGACCACCGGAGGGTACAGAGCGGGCCAGGCCAATCGTGCGCCGCAGTACAGCTCGTGAAGCCACCACAGCAGTTGCTACAGCCGCACGAGCAGCAGCAATGGTGGGGTTTGCGGAGAGAGTCAGCTGAGTGTTGCGGATGGAAGTGTCAAGCTTCTGGGTTTTATTACGGCGACCAGGATGCAGCGTGTTCGCAGCACCATATTGGGATTCGCCTGCAGGTCGAGTTCCACGCATGATGTTAAATATGTTGAAGTACAGTAGAGAAATTCTCTTGGTTGAAGCTATCTTGGCCAACCCACCAAGACAGCCAGTGCTGTGATCCCTTGGAGTGGTTACATGCTCTACAGGCACAGACGAGATTCTTAATGCTATCTCTCCCACCACGGGTTTTGGGTTGCACATGATCAATAGTGAGACTGTCGGTGGATCCGCAGTACACACATTTGTTGTTGAATGACTGTTTTATGTCCTGTCTCCATTGCCGCTTCGCTTCTGCAGAGGTCATAGCCAGTAGCTCCTGCAAATAATGCTGTGGGGTTGGAAGTGGTAACATCAGTCTTTCTTTTTGCCTCGGTTACGTGCTCGGTTCTTGGATGCACTTTCAAGGACCATCTTGCCTGAGGTAGTGTGACTCAGATCCTTACCTCCTTTGCCTGCAATTCCCCGGCGACGACGTTCGGTCCACCGTTCTTCAGAGGCATTTTTGATTGCAGGTTTTTTGTTGTACTTGCGCTGGTACGCATTCTTCTTGGCCCGTGCCTCCGGGTTTGACTGATAGTACTTTGCAGATTTTTTCTTTTGAGTCATGGCTTGGTACATTCGATCTCAGTGTCGAGCCTTCTAACCTCTGCACATAGCCGATATACCTCGACCTCGACCAGGCGAAGTTCAGTAACGATAGAGGCAACGTACATGATAGAAGAGACCAGAAAGCCAATGAGAGCCAAGTACACCTCTGTTTTGATGCGTACTGCCGTGTCACAGCTTTCAGGACAACCACGCTTCTTTTCGTTGCTGTCATCTGACTGCTCGTTGGACATCCTCTTCTTCCAGTTCAAATTGACCTAACAACCTCTCTAGAGCAGAGCCAGATGTTGCAACCCCTGTTATGTTGTTCTTTGCTAGCCACTCAATGGCAGCTTTGATCTCAGCCACTGATGCTTCTTCGCCCTTATTGAGTCTGTTAATTAGCTCTTCGGTGACAATGCTGTGCAGTTGGTTGAACTGAGATTCAGTTGCTTTCTGTTGTGTCATGGGTGCTTTACGGTATCGCCGCCGCGATGACGCTGATCAGGGTGGTCACGCGGGCGTCGAGTAGGGCGAGATCGAGGGATTCGCCGATGGAGTAGAACGCTAGGCGGGCGTTGGAAAGGGCGCCTGGGGTAAAACCAGCACCTCGAAATACAAATATATTCGCGTTTAGAGGTGTCTCAGAATTTCTGGAAATAGTCTGAGACGCACCGCTTTGCCTGTAAACAAATTCGGTTGACAAACTTCTATTCATGCCTATTAAAGAATTAGCCACGCCTCTTGCTAGCCCAATGTTTGCGGTGGCGCTTCTATTTCTAACTGCGGCATCTACTGTACGAGTAAAGAAGTAAGTAGACCCAGTGTCATTTAGGCCCGCGCCCATGTAGACCCGATCTTGATCGAATGAGTTGACTGTAGTTGGAAATACTCCCATGTGCTGACTATCCTGCGGATCAGCATTGTTATTCCTATTGCTGTTGAGATATTTCGTGCTCCCATTGCCCACCAGTCCTGTCTTTCGGTTGTAATCCTCCGCCCCAAAATTAAAGTTCGTCGGCGCCGCCCCCACCACCGGAACCAGCGCACCGGCCAGCGTGCGGGCGCCAGCCAAGATGCATAACGCCTTGATAGCGCCCCAGATCCCATCAGCTTTGCACCCCACCACGAACGCATTGATGGCTAATTTCACATCCTCTTCTAGTGCTTGACCATCTGTAGATTCCACTGCAGCAAGGTATGCGGCTGCATCTGGATCATATTCAAACAGGCTTATTCGCCTCCTACGCAGGGGACCTGTGTATGTCTTTGCTACCCTCTTAATGTACCCTAGGCCAGCGCGTGGGGTTAAGGTTACTGCAGTCATAATCCATCTACAAAATCTTGGGGTATGTGGTAGGTGGCTGCCGACTCCTTGATCTCATTCGACAGGGACTCTGTGACCATATTCAAGTATTTTGCTTGCCCCCAGATCATATTAAACGCCCCGTAAACCCCCTTTGAAGCTTCAATGATACTAGCTGGTAGTGTCAGAGCTATGGGAGCCGTTTCTTCAGAAGACAGAGCCTGAGAAAGCAGGTTTTTTACTCCATCTATCTGCAGGAGTTCCGCCCCAAAGGCTACCCAATCAGGAACAGGAGGGTAAGGTGCAGCAATGTAATCGTAGACAACCCCATCTACAGTGTAGGGATCTACCCTACTTAAATAGTGGGTAGCCGGATCATATTCAGGCTTATTGAGAATAGGATCAGGTGGAGGCTGAGGTGGAGGATTGACAGGCTTGAACCTATCAAAAGCGTTTAAGGTAACTGCTGTCATTTGTCGTTCTCCTTGATGAGGTCTAATTGGGTCAGAGGTTTATCGTCAAGCTGCCTCTTGCAGTACCGACACCCAGATGCGACCTAGGCCTAGAAGAGGCAACACCCGATCCCTGAGATCCACATTGTGCAAGCGAATGCAGCCCAGGGTGGAATGCAGTGCTTGCCGTGGTGCCCATGCCCCTGGCCAGCCGCAAGCCGTGCCGCCACCATGAATCATGATTCCGTCCCTGCCGTAGCGGCTGCCTGGGCCTTCCTGCCCTTCCTGGCCCAACAGGTCGATTGAATACCAGCCATAGGCGCGGCGGATGGCGCTAAATGTTGCGGATGGGTCCTGCTCATAGTCGCGGTAGACCTGGCCCACCAGGTACAGCCCTGGAGGTGTATCGCTGTTGGTTACCGTCCACTCCGATTCGCCCCTCTGCCCCCGGCACAGGCACGGCACAGACCACAGGCGTTTGCCGTCGTGGGTGAAGGCGGTGAGAGTTTCTAGGAGGTCATTGGCTAGAAGGTGATGGTCGCCAGGCTTGAGCGGTGGCCGCTTTTTAGGGCCGACCATCCCGGCTGGGACCGAGACGCCCTGCTGCTGAGCCGGTGGCCGTTGCTGTGTGGCTGACAGCCGCCCGGACTGCACCAGCCCCCACACACGCTGCGCCTCGGCTTGGCGGCGGTCGAGATGCGGCACGCCGGGGCGGAAGTATCCGGTCCTGGTGGCAGCCGAACCGGTCCAGTATTCAGCGGCCTGTGCCGGTGTCATCCCCGCAGGCCGGTTCTCGAAGATCCGGGTCCAGCCGATCAGCGAACCCTGCGGTGGGTCGTGTAGGCCAGAGTACTCCTCAGCGAAATACTGCTGTTGCCAAGCATTGCTGTTCGGATCGACACCCCTGGCGACGGACGCAGATCGCGCCTTGTCGTAGGCGGTTCGCCGCACTCCGGTATATTGCATCGCTCCCCGGCCCGCACCGCTGCCTACTTCCACCACGTCGAGCTTGTCGAGCAGGGGGCGGCCCGTTTCGATGATGATGCAGCCGATGAATCCGCACGCCTCAGCTACGGTCAACGGGCTGATCTTGTTTCTACTGAGGCGCGGAACCTCCGGCCCCGTCAGGAATGTCAGCCATGACTGGATATTAACCAGTTCATTTGTCTTTACTTCAGTCATGATTTTGTTCCTTGGTAGTTTGAGTGGTCTGCTCGTCCCACTTGCGCATCAGCTGTAGAACCTCGTCAATCTTCTCACTATCCACTCTCTTTGCATCTCTCCCGAGCTTGCTTTTTTTGATCCCGAGAACAATGGCGTGGGTGATACCGTTGGCCTTTGTGGGAAGAAAGGGGAGAAGCTCATCAATGGCCAGTGCTGTGATTATGGCTACGATGGCTTCATAGGCAATAGTAATGCCAAATAGTTCAATCATTTTGTTTTCCTCAAAGGTGCGAATTATATCCAGGGCACGGGCATAGGCTCCACCGATGGCGTCCGCTTGGCAGCGAGCATCCCGGCCAGGCCGGTGCGCAGCTGGGCGACGGTGGGCTCTTTCTCCCCGGCACGGGCATTGATGGCGGCCTCCAGCCAGGTGATCACCGTGGCTTCTGTGAGGTTCTCGAACAGGGTGAAGTCCTCGGGGTTGACATCACCAAGGGGCACGTCTCCGTAGAGGTCGAGGGTGTTAGTGCCGTCGCTGCCGAACAGGCGCCAGTGGATCTTGTGGACGACGTTGGTGAGGGCACCTTCGGTGGGTGCGGCATCAAGGCGCTCGATACGCCAGGTGTAGGTGACGGTGGGTTCAGTCATTGGTGGGGGGTCTCCTCAGGGGCGGGGTTGGCGTCGCCCTTGGGGACGATCTCGACAACTTCCAGGAAGGCGCCGAGCTGCTGAGCGGCAAACTGCTGCAGCACGGTGTCCCCGCTGGCCCGTGCTGCGGCGTAGGAGTTCACGAGGGTGATGAGTTGGTCTTGCATGGCAATTGGTGGTGTCAGGTCCCGATGAGGCCGTGGGAGGTGAGGTCGTCAATGAGCGCCTTGACGCGCTGGGCCAGGTCCGCAACGGCGACCGTGGCAGTGTCGAACGTGGTGCGTGTGGCCGTGCCGGTGGGGGCAGCCCAGCCGGTCTTGCGGGAGCCGACGACGTTGTTGGTGCCGACTCTGTAGCTGTTGGTGGTGTTAGTGAGTTGGATGTTGCCGGTGACGGAGAGCCTCTCAGTGCCGCTGGTGTTGTTGATCAGGACGTTGCCAGAGGAGGAGATGATTAGGCCAATCGGCAGATTTGGTAACGACCCAGCTAGAGCCAGCGGTCTGTACGAAAAACGCATAGCGGCCGAGATCGTATCCGGCGACGTAGGGGAATCGACGAATACATTTACCAAGCCACATTGAGCAATCAGCCCCGACTGATTGCGGGCCTCAAAGTTGATGCTCCCAATGTTGTCACCAACTACAGCAAGGCTGGCGTCAGACCTCTGTTTCTCTAAAAAGATTGTCGCTGGTGTTGCATCGTTTCTGTCAAGCCTGATCAGCTGATTTCTGTTGCTCGTCCAGATTTGGCTCCAAGTGTAAAGGCCTGCTTCAGTAAAGACAGAGGCGTGCAGCCTGCCATTGCTGCCCAGCACTATCGCCCCAGGCATTGCAGCGGCGGAATATGGCACCGGCAGCTGTACTACCGCGAGGGCTGCAGTGCGCAGTTGTTTGCCAGAGCCGGTCTTCAGCTTGTCCATCGTCATGCCTCCGTATCAGGTGCGTGGTCTGCCAGCTCCAGCTCGACGGCACTGCCCCAGAACTTGAGAGAGGCATCTGCTTCCGCCCTGCCCTGCAGCCTGTCGCCACGGGTTGAGGTGAAGTTCGTCTTGAACAGGCGGAACCCTTGGATTGGGAAAAACAGGGTCTCTTTGGGCGGGATCGAGATCCTTTGGGCGATCAGGATTTCCTGCAGTCCAGGAGTCTCATTGCCCCCCTGCTGAATCAGCCGTAGTTCAAACCAGCAAGGGACATCAACATAGCTCACGACTGCCAGAGGTGTCTCGAAAAACACTTCCCCTGGCCGCAACTCCCTGTCGTTGTTGTCAGGATCCGGCGTGACCCCACTACCGGCCAGGCCAGGGCGCGAAAAATCCTTCGCTTCAGCGATGTCCGACCAGCCGGTTGTCAGGAAGCCGTTGTTGAGCCCCGGCGGCCTGAAGAGCTGGATCGGTTTGCCGCTTGAGGGCTGGTCGGTGTAGATGCGCCAGGCGCGAGTAACTCTAGACATGGATCAGTAGCTCCTGGAAATAACAGAACGGGTGACTCGGTTCCTGATCGCCGTGTCGAACGGTGGGCCGCCCAGCTGGCCGCTGCGAGCGTCAATGGTGAGGCCACCTACAAAACAGGCGTTTCCGGCATCGTCTTGGCCGGATAAGATAATTCGCCCGCCGTTGCGTTGCACAATGCTGCGCTGGATGCTGCGGGCAGTTGGGGCCGGGGGTACACGGAAGAACTGCGTACCAGACCTGGCCGAAGTCCATTGGTGTGCAATGGCAGTCAACAGAGATCGCTCAATCACTCTTACACGCTCTACCGGAGAGGGCGCAGGGCCAGATCCAACTTCAAAGAAGTAATTGTCTAAAGTTGCAACCAGTCGAGCAAACAAGGCGTCAATAAAAGCATCGACTCCAGAGCTAAAGGACGTGTTGGTTTTGATGTAATCACGGATAAAGACCCAGCTCAATTTCCAGTCGGCCAGTTGGTTATATGGGAGCACTGGCAGACCATCAAACTTGAAGAAACCGTCAGCCACGTTAAGCATAGGTTCGTCGGTTCCGTACTCAAGGCAAACGCCAATAGCGTCCGCAATGAGTCCAGTATCCTTGGCAAACAGAGCTTGTTGAGTCGCGGTCCATGTCCTGAGGCCATTGATGTAGGACGAGGCTGCGGATACTAAAGCTGTCTTAATTCCGGCAATCGAAGCTTGTGCTCCGGTCGATGATGCAATTACCTCCGGCGCCACTTTCAGCGGCTCGATCCGGGGCACCGTGCCTTCGCTCCAGAGGGAGTAGTCCCCAAACTGGGAGGAGCATCCAGACAAAACCATGTTGCCGCCCGCCAGGCACATGAAGTGCTTATGCTGACCGACGCCAATGGCGTTCACGCAGTTAATGTGTGCTCGGTTCTTGGCTACATATCCAATACCATTCTTAGATGCAGGGGTAAAGCCCCACGTCATCATGTTGGGATAGACAGAGTATGCGGATAGCACGGATCCATCGGCAATAGCGCAGCCACCACCTCTTGGTTGAGCTGGATTGCCGTTGGCTGCATCCCCTGGCAGGGGGGTAGGGACATCAGTGAGTGCCGCTGTAACGACACAATTCTGCCCGTATGGCACACCCCCTGGGAGAATGATCGCGCCAGGCCGGAAGGCCATAGCGAAGCCCGTAGAGGGGTTGGCAAAGTCGTTAACTCTCCAACCGGTAAACTTCAGGCCATAGAGGTGGCATCCGTTTCCCATCAAGAAGACATTTTTCTGGGCATTGGCATCGCTATTGCTTACTGGTCTAATTACAGCTCGGCGCTGCATGTTGGTGGAATCGACAGTGGTAAAGTCGGGAAGTGGTAGCTCGCCTTCGGTGACTGCATCGCCCAATAGCTTGATAGTCCAGCCAGCAGTATCTGCTTGATCTAAAATATACTCTATTGCCCTCTCGGGCGACAGAAACGGCCTGTCGTCATTTCTCCCGGTAGAGGTGTTACTGCCTTCCGGGCTGACATACACTGTCTTGTAGACGGAATGGCTGGGTGCGGCCCGAACGGTGATGTTCTGGGTGCCGTTGAATGACACGCCGTTGATGGTGCGTGCCGTGGTCAATCTGTCTGCCCTGGATGCGGCTACCGCTGTATCAGCACTGTCAGCTTCTAGTGCCCTTTCAGTTATCTGTAGGGCTTGCCTGAAGTTCTCATTTAGTGCCTCATTCGTGATAATGGTGGTATTCGTAAAATCGTTTAGCGGACTATCAACTGGAGGTTTTCTCTCTAGAACAATAGAGGCGTCGTTCGCTGGTGCTACATCAAAACGGATAATAGTTTCAGAAAACCAAATATAGGCAGTGGTTAGAACCCCATTGATCCTAGCGGTTACATGTGACTTGCGGATGTAGTCTGCAGGAACAACAAAGTCACGTTGAGACCCGTTCCCGGTGTAGGTAAGTCTGTAGGCCATCTATCAATTCGGCATTGTTGTCAGTTTCTGCAAGACTGTTTCTCTGTTCCTCTTGCTGTATTCACCTTGACGGAAGTTACGCCGCATCTGAGCTGCTTCTTGCAGCCTCACACGGAAGTCCTCATTCTCTGAAGCCATAGCCATCTGAGCTGCACGTCTCATGGAGTTGACCCGGCCTTGTATCAATTGAATGTGCGGGGGGGCGAGGCTAGGCTCATCCGGGTTGTATGGGCGCCTATCCCAGCTGTCACGAAGCTCCACGTACTCAGGGGTCTGGATCAACTCCTCCAGGGAGTCACGGAGGCCCATGTCGAACATGCGCTTGTGTAGCTCGTTCTTATCCTCAGGTGTCATCTCCATGCTCTGAGGGCCTCGATCAAAGTCCCTAAAGCCATAGCCATCATCAGACAGTGCCCACTTGAGGGGGTCCTCAGTTGGGGTGCTGATTCGGATGGGAGAGTTGGCGTTGAAGAATCCACCTGTAGCAGAGATGCCTGGCTCCCCGGTGAAGGGGTCAATTGAGAGGGCACCTGTGCTGACCATACCAGCTGAAGCCTGCTCCCACACTCTATCTGACAGGCTCTTGTACTCCTTCCTGTAAGGACTGATCGTGTTAAAGATACCACGACGGAAGCCTGACAAGGGTAGGCTGTTGTTGATCAGGTTAGCCAACACTACTTCACGTTGTGATTCAGAGGTTCTAGGGTTGATCATCTCTGCAATGGCTTGCATACCAGCAAAGAACGATTTATCAGTCAAACCAGAGGCAATGGTAAATGCTGCGTATGCACCTAGATGGTGTCCAGCATCGTTGTACCCAAGCATGGCCAAGTTAACAGCATCCGCTGTCATGCCAAGAATTGTGGCAGCAGGTTCAGATGAACTGAAGTCAATCAACTTTCCACCAACCTTCACTGTCAGGGGTCTGATTCCAGCTGCATCCCATGCAAGTTTTGCTCTGGATCCTGGAGGAGGGCCGTAGCCGTACAGGTTTCCACTGGCTGCGAGCATTGCTCCACCCATCACCATCATCATCCCTGTTCCAACTCGTCCCTCGTACACAGCTAGTTTGGCCTGTGCTTCTGGGTCTTTCGACTCCTTTGCAAGCCTAGCCACTTCAGCATAGTCTTTGGTGAATGCTTTGTTGAGGAATGGGGTGTGTTTACCAACGTACCTGAGAATCTCCGATGGTGTGTTCACAACAGGAACAAACCACTTAAGCACTGGAACAGCTTCAAGGAACGAAGAGAACCTCTTAACTGCCTCAAATGGGTCACCCTGGAACGTACCCTGAGCAATCCACTCCTTGAGGTCATCATCCAGGATGCTCCCATCAGGTGCAATCTTCTGGTTGAACTCACCTAGGGCCAGGTCAAACTTCTCTTTGAGGTTCCCACCATCCCGAGAGGCAACAAACATGCTCTCCTGATATGACCACTGACGAAGCAGTAGATTTTGGAAAGCTTCATCCCCAGCAGTCAGTAAACGTGTAGGCCAACTGAACAACGGGTTAGCGGCAATGAACCTGTGCTGCAGCTTCATGAAGTTAGCAGCCGCCTTTTCTGAGGGAGTCTTGGCTCGTGCAATCAGTTCAGCAATCTCGTCATCAGTCTTTGCATTGCTTACGTGATATTTACCATCTCCAGACAACTTGATGGATGCTGGGTCCTTCAGGGCCTTGGCTCCAGCCGTGAATGCCTCACCAAGTCCCATGACCAGGCCGTGCATCCCAGCCATGCTTGCTCGGATAGAGTGCTCATCGAGGTTGGTTACACCATAGATCATCGAAGACAAAGGCCGCTCAATGACGTTGTAGGCGTTACCGCTGATGTTCCTGAGCTGGGTGATAGGTCCACTGAAGATGCTGTTGATCATCACTGAGCCAGCATCCTTGATTCCCACCTTCCTGACAAGTTGCCAGAATGGGATGATCTTCTCAGGGTTACCTCCTGAAGCTCGGAGGGACGCAGCAATAGCCAAGATGTCCTGGCGTGCCTCTTCAACGTCTCCAGCCTTCCACTTGTCCTGGATGCTCTTCAGGGTCTGGAGGATGTCATCAAATCCATCCATGCCCTCATCACCTTTAGCCAGTAGGTTGATGTTTCCGGTCTGACGGTTGATGGGCAGGCCGAACATACGCACCCTGCGACCAGCTCGTGAGGAGGTCTCCTTTGTGAGCCGGAGAGTGGCAGCCAGGTTGTCGATCATCCGATCCACAGTGTTGCCAAGTGGTTGACCTTCTTCGGTGAGTCGGATCACTTCATCAGCCAGTTTGGCGGCTTTCTCAGCTGTACTCTTGATGTAGGTCCTACCTACGATCACACCTGGATCATTGAATTGCTCAACCGTGATACCATCAGCTTGACGTACCTGCTCTACCAATCCACGCTTGCGGAAGGCTTCGATGGGCTTGTCAAGTGCAGACAGGTCGTCTCCGGTGACTGACTCAAGGAGATCACGCTCAGCCTGCAAAGCGTCAGCCATGTTCTCTCGATCAGGCTTGAAGCGTGAGGCAGCGAACTCCTGGACCTCAGGAC